ATTGCTTGCGGTATATCAGCAACTTGAGCTACCATAGAAGCGGCAGCGCCTGCTCTAGCTATACCTTGTACTGAACTTCTTTGTGCAGCTTCAAAGCCTACTGTGTTTATAACTTGTGCAGCTACTCCTGAAGCAGAAGTTCCTGTAATAGCTTCTCTAGTTTGCACCTCTGCATCTGAGGTTGCAGAAACTTGTGCGCCTACTCCTGTTACTGCAGGTACAAAAGCTCCTGCAGAAATAATACCATCTACATTAGTAGCTTTAGCTGCATTAACTAATGAATCAGAAACTTGTGCAGCTACTGCTTCACCAGATAGATTTCTAATTTCTGTTACTTGTGCAACTGCTTCTGGAGAAAGTTGTCCTGTTGCTCCATCTACTGCAGAAGGAGTAGTGTTTTGCATTGCTGTCATTGTTGAAGCTGCAATAGGAGTTTGTTGAGCAGAAGTAGTTGCTGTTCCTGTAGTAGCATCTTGTTTTAAAGTAGAGGCGGATACATCTGCTGTAGCTCCAGTTTGTACTCCTATTTCTTCTATATCATCCTTTGGAGTTTTAATAGTAGTATCAAGTTTAGTTCCTGCTTCTGTACTAATCTCTGGAATTGAAGGTAACTGTGTCTCTCCTTTTCTTGTAGCTTCTGCAGTTGTTCTAGCTGTAGTAATTTTACCTTCTGTTGCATCAGTATAAATATTTCTTGTATCTTTATTTTTAGGAGCAGTCACAGCAGGAGGAATATAAGGTTTACCTCCTCTTCCTTTTCCACCCATACCTTTTTTACCTTGTCCACGCTCTATAGTAGTTCTAGTTCTAGTAGGAGTAGCCATTAAATTATTATCTTCTGGAGGAATAGATGTTCCTACATTATATTCATCAATAGACTTGACACCTGTAGGAGAAGGAACTCCTGGCATTGAAGATATTTCTGCCATTCTTTCTGGAGTAGTTCTTTGTGGAGATGTTTGTGCAGAACTATGAGCAGGATCGCTGGCCCAATTATCTAAAGCATTTCTGTACTCATCTGCATTATCAAAGTTATTACGTTGAGGTCTTCCTCCATGTTTTAAAGAAACTCTACCACCCTTACGGTAGTCTATTCTTTTCTTTTTATATCTTTTTCTTGCCATAGTAATTCCTAATTAGTTTTAACTTCAAAAAGTTTATCAAGTTTTGTTTCAAGTTTACTGAGCATACGCATAACTCTATCCATACTGCTTTCCATTTCGTCTTTAGTTACATAAGTTCTAGCTACTTCTTCTCTGGTTTTGTTTAACAATACGTCAATCCTTTTAAGCTCTACAAAGTTTTGACGAATACTATAAACTACAGGGGCTATGACTAAAGTTATAAGTATATTCCAAGTTTCCATATCCATTATGTTATTCCTATATTTAAACGGTGCATCTTTTCTCTAGTATTTTTAATTTTAATATTTGTTTTGTTAGCTAAAAATTTAATTCTTTCTTTTTCTTTTTTAGGTATTCCTTTTAAATAAGGAAGTAATTTATCAAAACAATAACCATAAGTTTCTAACATGTTTATAGTATCTGCTTCAATACAATCTATATAATTAAACACACTTGCTTGCTCTCCAAGAACTCCATAGTTAAAAGCATCTATTGTTGCTGTTGCTTCTTCTTGTAATAAAATATCATTTTTGTGATGCATGTATCTAGGTATAAATAATTTTTTAACATCGTTTAATATTCCAGTATCTGTTTCTGGAACATCTTTCCATCTTTTAGGATTAATAATAAAAATATTTAAATCAACAACTCCGTTTGTCAATGTAGTATCTACATAACGATAATGCTCTGATAATCTATTGTGATCTATAAAAACTGCTTTTCTGCTTACACATATATCAACAGCTTCTAATTGTTCTATAGAAGGTATGTCTCCTTCTTTTAATTCTAAAACTATACCGCTTTTAACTACTAAAGTTATTCCTTTAGTATTTAGTAATGCTGTACCTATCCTACTGTTTGTTTGTTCTTTTTTAGTTATTACTTTATAAGATACTTGTGGAGTATTTTTTTCTAAAGAGTTAACTGTAAGATTAGTTAAGTTATTACTTTCTAGTATTAAGACTTTTAGGTCTGTTAGGTTTAACATGTTCTACTTTATTAAAATAATGAAAAAAGTTTTTTATATTTTCTTTAGGTTGTTCTGATGCATGATAGATTAATCCAGAGTTAGTTGCTGATAACAATCTTTTAAAATCATTTATTACTGGATATCCTTGTTCAAATAAAACTTTATAGATATGTGTATAAGTTTTACAAGCTATCTTAGGTCTATCAAATAAATTAACACGCTTACCTTGTGCTAAAGCTATCAATCCCATTTCAGAATTAGTAGTACATCCTACAACTTTTGCTCTATTTAAAATCTCATGTCCTGATAGATTTTTATTTACTAAAGAATCTTTACCATACTTTGCTTTTAAAAAAGACATTGTAAAAGGAGATGTTAAAGGATGAGGTTTTAATTTAGCACCTTCTTCTTTTATAGCTTTTAAAAGTTTAACATCATCTGTAATTTCTTTTAAAATATTTGTACCTGCTAAAAAAACTACATAAGGATAATCTATATCTGTAGTTTGTAAATTATACTTATCTGCATTTTTATTAGCAATAGCGTCAAAGATTTTTTCTCCTTCCTGTGTAATTTTTCCTCTTACACATTCTCTTAAAAGCTTTAAAGAATATAAAGAAGAAGCAGGTTTAATATAAACAAACTTCGTCATAATGTCTGTATAGACATATCCTCTTATTTTCTTTTCATTTTTAAAATCATACCAAATATCGTATTCTAAATTTGTTCCATGATTACCTTTCGTTGGTAACAAATGGTGTATCTTATCTAGTTGTTTATTTACTTCTGATCTTCTGATATTTCCTGATTTAAAAAAATGAGCTATATCATTATTCAGTACATCATTAAAAGCTAATGTTTCAAGAGGCATTTTTTTCTAAAACGTCTATTTTTTCTTCTATTGCTTTTAGACGTTTTGAAATAATATCCCAAAAATCTGCAAGTCTTCTGTTAAGTTTTTGTATTTCATCTGGATCTGTATGTAGTTCATTCTCTGCCATCTTTTAAACTCCGTTATTATTACACTTACACATTTTCTTTCTTTCTAAAGCATCCATTCTTTCTTCCATTTCTTTAAAATGCTCTAATAAAATTGCTAATGTTTCTTCTGTTCTTCTGTTTATTATTTTTATTTCTTCTTTTACTGTCATTTAATTTATCCTGTCCAAGAACTTCCATCCCAATATCTAGCACTATGCGCTCCTGCTGAAGCTACTTCAGTATCAAAAACTGATCCTGTATTTCCTGTAGCAGTTACTCTAACAAAAATAGTAGTTGCAGTATTAAAAGTAGTTGTAGTATTTCCTGTAGCAGTAGTTTCTGTAGTTCTAGTTGTGTTAAATGTTGTAGTTGTGCTTCTTGTTGTACTAAAAGTTGTAGTAGTATTAAAAGTTGTAGTAGTTGACTTAGAAGTACTAAAGGTTGTAGTAGTATTAAAAGTTGTAGTTGTAGATCTCGTTGTATTTCTACTGACAGTTGCGCCTTCAGAAGTAGTTCTACTTTCAGTGGTTGCTCTTGTAGTGTTTCTACCGGTATTTGCAGAAACATTACCTTGAGTATTTTCATCTGCTGTAAAAAAAGTTGTAACAAAACTTGTGAAAAAAGTTGTGCCTGTCAAATATGATGTAGTAGTATTATGATATGAAGTATAGTTTGTAGAAAAAGTAGTTGTAGTAGATTTACTTGTAGCAGTTGCTCTAGTTGTATTAAAAGTAGTTGTTGTTGACTTTGAGGTAGCAGTAGATCTTGTTGTGTTAAAAGTTGTAGTAGTACTATTTGATGTAGAAAAAGTTGTTGTTGTATTAGCAGTAACAGAAGTTGCTGTAGTTTTAGTTGTTGCTGTATTTTTAGTAGTTTGTCTAATAGCATTAAATACTGTAGTTAAAGAACCGTCTGTCTCTAACACAACAGCATAGTTTACAAAACGTAAATTTCCGTTTGTTACTTTTACTAGTATTGGATTAGGAGTTTCAATAGAATCTCCATCCCATATATTAATAGCCATTAATTAATCCTTCTATTATACAACGTACCAAACAAAACCAGTTTTCTTACCAGTTCCATCAGTAGGTGCAGATGTTACAATATCAAAATCTCTTGCGTCTAAATCTGTAAGAGCTACTTGAACCATAGTTCCGTTATCGTTTACAACTACTCTATCTGCATCTGCAAGAGTTGTAGAAGTTGCACTTGTATTGCCATCTATAATATTTAACTCTGCTGCAGTACTTGTCACACCATCTAGAATATTTAACTCTGCAGCTGTAGAGGTAACTCCGTCTAGTATGTTTAATTCTGCCGCAGTTGATGTAACTCCGTCAAGTATGTTTAACTCTGCAGCTGTAGAAGTTACTCCGTCTAATATGTTTAACTCTGCTGCAGTACTTGTCACACCATCAAGAATGTTTAGCTCTGCAGTAGTTGATGTAACTCCATCTAGTATATTTAACTCTGCACCAGTTGAGGTAACAGCAGTTGCGTTAAGAACTAATTTACCATCACCTATAGTAACTTTATCATTAAAAGAAGCTGAACCTGCGTCTGAACCGTCAAGTGTAAGCATTGTTATGTCTGAACTGTTATCTGTTCCTTTAAATATTATATCACTATCATTAGCAGCTGCATCTATTGTAATGTCTCCTGAACTTGTTGTTATGTTTACTGCAGCATCCCCTGCTGATATATCATCTGCTGCACTTGATAAGCCTGCTTGAAAATATGTTTTAAATGTAGCAGCACTTGTAACTTTCATAGTACCTGCATCATTATGAAGAATACCATCACCGTCTGCTACAGCAGTTGTTCCTACTGTTGCTCCGCCATCAATAAGATTTAATTCAGCCGCTGTAGATGTAATTGCAGTACCATTAATAGACAAGGCATCTGTTTCTAATGTACCGTCTATATCAGCATCTCCTGATACATCTAAACTTCCTGCATCTAATTCACCTGACAATGTAAAGTTTCTGACACCTGTATAGTCTTTGTTAGAATCTAATATAACTGCTTTAGAAGCAATAGCTGTACCAACTGCAGTAGAACCTAAATCTAATGCGTTAATTTCTCCAACAACTACAGTAGCTCCATCAAGTATATTAAGCTCTTCAGGTGTAGAACTAATCTGTGTAGTTGATGCGGCAGCTAGAACTGGGAGAGTACCAGATACATTTGGTAATCCTATTGTTCTATCTCCTGTTGGATCAACTACAGTTAACGTAGTTTCATGTGCATCACTTGTTGCTCCCTCAAAAATAATTGCATTACTGGCTTCCATTGTTACAGTATCCACCTGAGTAGTAGTACCTGCAACATTAAGATTAGGCACTAATAATGTTCCTGTGCTTGGATTATATCTTAATGCTCCTGTATCATCTAGTAAAGCATTAGATTCATCATGAAATATTACAGGAAAGTTAGTATTAGCTGTGCTATCTGTAACTGTTGTTGTAGCGGCCAATGTAGCATTTGCTACTGTAGTTCCTGCAATAACGCTTGCTAAAGCTGTACCGTTAACTGTGATTGCATCAGCTTCTAAAGTTCCGTCTATGTCTGCGTCACCACTAATATCTAATGTAGCAGCATCAAGTTCACCACTAATAGTTATGTTTCTACCGCCACTAATGTCTTTATTTGAATCTGTTATAATAGCTTTACTGGCTATTACTGTACCATTAGTTATACCGTCTATAAGGTTGAGGTCTGTAGCACTTGCTGTAACACCATCTAGAATATTTAATTCTGCGGCAGTACTTGTTACACCATCAAGGATATTAAGTTCTGCGGCAGTACTTGTCACACCGTCAAGGATATTAAGTTCTGCTGCGGTACTTGTTACACCATCAAGGATATTAAGTTCTGCTGCTGTAGATGTAACGGTTGTTCCGCCTATAGATAATGCGTCTGTTTCAAGCGTACCATCAAAGTCTCCGTCTACAGCATCTATATTACCTACAAATTCTGTAGCAGTTAATTTACCTGAACTTGGGTTATAAGTAAGTCCTGTGTCAGTTTCTAATCCTTGAGTTCCTGTAGCTCCATCAACAAATACTGGGAAGATAGTTTCGTCTGTACTGTTGTTTGCAGATACTGTTACTGATGTAGCTAATGCTGCTGTTCCAGTTGTATCTTGATTAAGCGTACCAATTACAAAGTCTAATGTGTTATCGCTATCCTCATAAGTAACAGTTATATTTGTTTCAGTATTTGAGCTAACCATAGCTCCTACAGTATCACTAATTGTTTCTGCTAAAGTTACACCGCCTATAGTAATTGCATCAGCTTCAAGAGTACCATCAATATCTGCATCACCACTAATGTCTAGTGTAGCTGCATCTAGTTCTCCAGAGATTGTAATATTTCTGCCGCCAGTAATATCTTTATTAGAGTCAGTAATAATTGCTTTACTTGCAATAACTGTACCGTTTGTAATACCATCTATAAGATTTAAATCTGTTGCGCTAGCAGTAACACCATCAAGGATATTAAGCTCTGCAGCGGTAGACGTAACACCATCCATAATGTTCAGTTCTGCTGTAGTAGCAGTAACTCCATCCATGATATTGAGTTCTGCTGCAGTAGCAGAGATTGCAGTACCATTGAAGTTTATAGCATCTGCATAGACTGTACCATCAAAGTAGCCATCTTTAAATTCTAATGAGCTTGTACCTAAATCTATATCATTATCTGTAACAGGTACAATAGCTCCGTCTTGTATTCTTATTTGTTCTACTGCTGATCCACTAACTTCTACAAAAACTCCCCAACGATTGTTAGTGCTGTCTGCAACAATTTTATTTAGGAAATCTAAGTCTCCAATAGTATGAATATTACCGCCTTGTCCTGCAGTACCATCATGTCTGTGTCCTGTAGAACTTGCGCTACTAGAAGAGTAACTAAAAGCATTAAGTAGTTGATTGTATTCATTGTTAAAAAGAGCAGCAGTTATAGTATCCCCATCTGCTATGGAACTCTGTCTAGTATATGTTTGAGCCATTTTCTATAATCTCCCAGAAGGTCTGTAGTTTACATATAAACCGTTAATAGTGTACGGTGCGTTAGTGTCTTCACTAAATATTTTAAAGAAGTTACTGTGGCCACTTCCTTGAATGTGTTGTCTTATAAGAGGAGCTTCAGGCGCACCAAAAGTAGCAGCATTAAAAGTAGATGTTCCAAAAATAGCAGGTTCTGCAACTTCTAAAGAAACATCACCTGGTTGTATTTTTTCTGTAGTATCAAAATCAAATCTAACTCTTAATGTAGGATCTGCAGCTCCTTCTGGTTTTAAAGATACTTTAACATGATCTAAAGTTTTTAAAGTTCCAAAATCTCCATAATCAAAATCAGGAGATTGGTACTCAGCTAGAATACTTGTTGAAGTTCCTTCAGGATTAAAAGCACTTCCTGTATCATGATTATAAACATATCCTGCTCTATCTCCATGATAAACTTTTTCTCTACCATCCGAATTAAATCCAGAAGTTACAGCAGGAGCTTGTATGCCTTTTACCTCTGTCCACTCAAAACCTCTTGCAGTAAGAGTACCTGTTATTCCTTTTGAATTAGCTGTTGATTCTCCAGTTCCGCTATAATACATTCTATATTGAGACTTATCTCTAAGAACTACGCTACTATATTCAAAGTTTGTAGAGCTTGTTAGTATGTCATTTATAAGAGGTTGAATAGGTTTACTAACAGTTCCTAATTCAACATCACCAATTCTTGCTGTACCTGCAATAGTTCTAAATCCATCAGGAGCTAGAAATATCAAGTCACCTGCAAATTCTTGAATAGTTTTACCATCTACACATCCTACATTTTGTGTTACTGGTACAATAGCTATAGTACTAGAATTATTTATATTCTGTAATTTATAGATTGAGTTTCTACAAAATACAAAGAGTTCATTACGGAAAGATTTAAGTCCTACTACTTGATCATCTAATACAATACTGCCAGATCCTGTAGAAGTAAAATCATTTATATCACTTGTACCGCTATAAAAGATTGTGTTCTTTGCTGTAGCTGCACCTGCAACTACTAAGTGTTTATCATGTATCACACAGTATTTAGGATAATGTGTACCGCTTACTGTTATTTCTTCTGCAAAAAAAGTTCTGCTAGTTAATGAACCTGTTCCTGTCATTTTAAATAAGAAAGGTTTGTTATTGGAACTATCATCTACTATAACTATTTCGCCATAGTCTGTATTGCCTTCAAAGATTGCAAAGCTTGCTTTATTTTGAGAACTCCTAGTAAGTGAGCTTCTCCCTGTAAAAGTGCTGTAGTTATCTCCTCCGCCTGCAACACTTGCTCTATTTAGTTGTAACCAACTGTTACCGTCTTGGCTAAAAAATATATCAGTAGCTGAACAAGCTATAACTCCGTCTGCATAAACTTCAAGACCTAATATTTGATTAGAACTACTTGGTCTTGTGCCATCACCAAATATAGTGTATCCGTTTATACGTCTATATCCACCTTTATTAGATACTTCAAAGTTAGATAATCTAGTAGCAACTCCAGGTTTCCCCAAAAGTTCCATTGTATTACTGGACTTATCTAGCCCTCCTTGTAATGCTACTGAAAAGGGTTGTGAAGCTGCCATTAGAAATAAATCCTGTCATCTGTCATACTTTTAGGTTGAGGATTAATCAAATTAGATTTCATACGTTTCATACCTTTCTTATAATCATCTAATGCAAAAGCTGCTTGTTGTAAGTTTTCTTTAAACTGATGAACGTAGTATCTTGTTCTAGCCATGATTACAGAAGCATATTGATCTGGAAAGACTATAGTA